CCACCTTGTACCTCTTGCGGAAATGTAATGGTTCGTATATGGTCCTCTACACCAGTACATTTTAAAGGAAGTGGCTTCTACTCAACAGGAGGATAAAAGTTTTGATTGATTACCCAACATGGAAAGATACGCCAGCATGTACTGGTATTGATGTAGAGATATTCTTTACTGAAGAAAGAGGTAACTATCCACACCTTGATTATATTAAGAAAATGTGCAACACTTGCCCAGTACGAGTCCAATGCCATACTTATGCAATAGACAATCTAGTGCAGGGAATATGGGCAGGAACTACTATGGAAGAAAGGAATAGATACAGAAGTAAGCACGGGATAGTTGGTAAAACAGTTCTTCCTATATCTGTATTTAACAGTAACTATGATAGTTAATTTAAGTCAAGAAGAAGTTAGAGTATGTACTTTGTTAGCAGTAGAACGATGGCTTACTAAGTTTGGTTCAACAGATAGACCTAACTATGCACAGGGTAAAGCAGATGGTAAGTTAGAGCCAGAGATTAATGCAAACATAAGGGCTAATGTATGTGAGTGGGCAATTGCAAAACAATATAACCTAGCCTGGAATACACCTTGGTATCCAAATGGATTACATACTAGGCGTCATCCTTTATCAGATGTTGGAAACAATATAGAAGTTAGGTCAGTTAGAACTCAAACAAGTATCCCATTCTGGGAGAAAGACAAAGGAAGAATTATAGTTGGGGCTAAGTGTTTAGATACAGAATACTATTCTTCTGTAGAAGTATATGGTTATATTAAACCTGAAGAGTATATGACTGATGAGTACTATGATAATTACATCAATGGCTGGAGGGTACCCTTAACCTTGTTTAAAGAGTACGTAACTGGAGTTGACTAAGTAGAGGGGAACTGCTTAGAAAACAAAAAAGACCCCCGCTCCAGTAGTGATACTGGGCGGGGGATTCTTTATTTGTATTTAATTACTTAGCGTTAACACCAAATTCTGTTGCAGATGGGTCCAGTGCTTTAAGTACTGGTCCTGCTACAGCAGCGACACCTGCTAATGCTAGTGTCTTTAGGTCAGTTGTTCCTGCAAGGTACAGAGCAAGCACGGATGCTACTGCTGCACGGATGTAGGTGGTTACAATTGCTTTTAGTTTTTCTGTATTCATATATTCCTTTAAGGGCGAGCAACGCCCATTACTAGGGAGTAGGCACGTTTCTTTAGATACACACCATCTCCGTTTGATTGACTGCCCTTATTATCCCCTGAGGTATTACCCTCATAGACTGTAAGGTTTTTCTTTCCATCGTTACTAGCACATATACCAACATGGTCAGCCTGTGCATCATCATCGAACTGAAAGAAAACTATATCTCCAGGCTGGGCTTTGCCCACTGGAACTATCTTTCCTTTTTTAGTAAACCATTTAAGTCCTGCATCACAAGAGGCAAATCCTTTTCTACTTTGTGCTGCTACTGAAGATACTAATCCTGCTTGGTCAAAGCACCAAGATACAAACATTGCACACCAAGGTTGGTTATTAAGTCCGTACCATTTGCCATACATGCTGTCATTGTTTTTACCTACTTCTTGATATCCAAGTTGAGACTTGGCTATATCTACTACATTACTCATTGTCGTCCTTTGGGTTTCTTAGTCGGTAAGTAACTGCCCATGCAATCAAGGTTGCAATAATTGCATAACCAACTACTGTCTTTGCTGAACCATCAAGTACAACCCAAGCAATAAACATGCCTAGTACTGTCCATAATTGTTCAATCATGTCTCTTAATATTTTCAAGGCTTTCTCCTTCTTGCTGACTTGGGCTTATCATTACCAGCCATAGGTCCACCAGCAGGGGAACTTGGCGTTGGAGTTCTAGTTGCTGTACCTGCTGCCATACCTGCTGCATTTATAGCAGCCTGACCAGCAATAACAGATGCAACAATAATTTCTTCTGACTCTTCTCGTTCTTCATCGGACATATCAGCACCTATATTTGCTACGGCTGTTAATACTTGTCCTGGGTCATCAAAGATTGCACTTACTAATTCAGCAGGTGAATCAAATACTTGTAATGCAACGGCAACTTCTGCAGTAATTACAACTGCATTACCATTGTTATCAGTGCGAATTTCTATTGGAGTATCAGATGGTAAGTCTTCAAGAGTAAGTCCTGCTTCTTGTATAGCCTCAGCAGTAATGGCTTCGCCATCTGCTGCTTCAATAATTGCTTCTACTGCTGCCTCTACTTCTTCAGGTGTAGAGTCCTCAGTAACTACAGGAGGTGGTTCTTCAGCCTCAATAGGAGGCTCCTCTGCTTCAGCAGGAGGGGCTTCTTCCTCTGCGGGTGGTGTATCTACCTCAGCAGGTGGCAGTTCTTCCTCTACAGGGGCAATCTCAGGCTCAGTAGGGGGTTCCTCAGCAGGTGCTGGCGGTTCCTCTATTGGTACTGGAGGTTCTTCTGGTACTATATCGTTAATTAAAGGGGGTTCAGGTGGGATTGGAATCGTTATCGGTGGCTCTACTATTACAATATCTGGAATTACTGGAGCAGTGGTATCAGGTGTTGGTTCAACTACGGGTTCTGGGATAGGTTCTGGCTCAGGTTCAGGCTCAACCACCACAGGTGGTGGGGGAGGCGGAATTAAATTACTAGTTAAAGTATAAGTACCAATAGGTCTTTGACCTGCAACTATATAATCATATGATGTAGCACGGATAATATATGTACCCGTATCTAATGTACCTGTAAGTTTAGATGCATAGTAATTAGTTTGAGGATTGTGGTTACTATCATCGTCTTGTCTAAGAACTACTTCACCTTGGCGTAATTGTATCCAAGAATCTACCCAAGCAACTCGCTCTGTATTTATACCAGAGGGTGCGATTTCAAATCTAGGACCAGTAGTTGTTTCAATTACATATTCAGTAGGTCCATTGACCTCTACTACTGTATCTACATAAGCAACATCAGGAGTTAACTCAATCAGTACTTCATCAGCGTAGGCTATTTGTGGTATTAAAAGTAAACTAATCCCTATTGCTAAGGAACATATAAATCTGGTCAACACGGGCCTCGAGTCTATTTACTTGGTCTTTAACTGAACTGCCCCCGTTTGGTTTTAATTCTTCAAGATAATGTTTGACTAGCCATCTAATCATTAAGGCAAATGAACCAATCAATGTACTTATTGCTACTGCTAATGCAGCCCAGTCTTGTGCTGTCATTATACCGTCCTAATAGTTATCTCAATTACCCCACCAAATCCATCAAACCTTCTATCTGGTGGAGTCATGCGAGTAAATGAGATTTGCTCAATAATTACCTGGCGAGTTTCGCCAGTAGTTAGGTCTTGCCAAGTGACAACATCGCCACCTTCTTCTATGTTTTCTAGTATTTGTAATCTTTGTAAAGATGAACCTTCATAGCCAGATACCACATTGTATCTATCTGTCTCTACATCAAAGCAGTAAACAGGAAACTTTAAGTTTCTTTGTCTAGGTGTAGCAATAGTAGCCTTTGCTTGGTAGCCCTTAAATATAGGACCAGTTGATGTGGTACTTGAGTCACGATTAAATGTAAACTTATATGCTACATACTCTTGTGCAGTTTGAGGCTGAGATGTAGTTACCTCAACAGCAGTTACCCCTGCTTCATAGGTAATATGGTCGTATGGAATATCATTTTTATCTATGGTTGCTAATGTTAATGAACCTTTAGTAAAATCACCACGAGCAAGAAGACGCTTAAAGTTTTTAGGCTCAAGGGTGCCGTATCTAATATAACCTGTAGTTATATAACCAGTTGTGGCTAAGACTGAGGTTGATTGAATAGCAATACCATTGCTACCTGATGTAGTAAATGCTATTTGATTTGAGTTACCTACAAAATTTACAGTAGTAGCGTAGCCAGTAGCCCCATCTAGGTAGGTATCTTTAGCGTAAGCAAACCGCAATGTCTCAAGTTCGTTACCTAAATCAATTCTATATAGCCCAGCATAACCGTTTATAGAACCAGTTACCCATACGAATCTATCTCTAAATGCAAAATCTAATCCCGTATTGGCTGCTTCAATAATTAATGGACCGTAAGATAAGTCTCCATTAGTGTCTGATATTGTGGCTACACGTACACCTTTGTTAGTACCAATTAATAAATACCCTAAATAAGATTCAATCTTATGTGGATACTCACCACTAGGTAATTGCGCTGCAACTATACCTGATGTAAGAGTTGGCATAACACCAGCAGTAGATAAAGTAAACTTATAGATAGCACCACTAGTACCAGCATAACCAGCAGCGTAGATGGCAGAACCACCCTCTGATATAGATGTCCAAGTCCAATTATCATTAGGATGTGTATAGGTAGCAGTAGGTAAGGTATGAGAAGAACTTTTAGATGCAGTTAATTCATAAACA